CCAAACGCAAGAGGACCCCTACTCATCTCTGCTGCCACGTGTGTTCTCGCTGGAGCGTGAAAGGTGAATGAGCTTAGCTGAGGACCCGAAGACAACTCTGATGAACTTAATCAAAAACAACATAGCCTTAAAGAAAGACGACGACCAGACTCCAGCCACGGTCCACGTCAGCCAAGAGTGGTTCAACAGCCAAATCTTCAGAGACTTCGACGCCCAAATCACGGTCGGCTTGGCGGAAGGCTCAGTGGAAAAACTGAACATCGGCGGCTCTTGGGTGCGTCACGGCGACCGCTACAGAATCGTAGGGTGGAGTGTGGACAAGGCGGGCGTGACGGGCAAGGAGATGCGCTGGAAGATTAGGCGTGAGATAGAGCGCATCGTGAGGGCTAACCGCAAGTCGTCAGGCGGAGTGCTCAGCTTTGTGGATGTCCGAAGCATAGCAGAAAGCGAAGACGTCAACGCGAAACCACCCCACTGGCGAGTCGAAATCACGGTCATAACGCATCGCTACGAAAAAACATGAAAAAAGGAGGAAAAATGAAAAGATGGCTTCGTCACTCTACACTGGCGAGGAAGCCAGAGCCTACTACGTTGAAGAGACAACCTACGGCGTCACACCGACGAATCCAACGATGCTCAACATAGGCGTCATACAAGAAGTGGAGCCAGCCCTAGACCCACGCAACATCGTGATAAGAGGGATAGGCTCGAGAAACGTCAAAGCTATAAGAAAAGGACTACGCCACATAGACCTCAAAATCGTCTACACACCGCAGAACTGGAACTTCTTCAACTACGTCCGCTCCCTAAAATCAATGAGCATAGAAGTCTTCTACGAGAAAACCACGGGCGTCGTCAGCTTAAACTACAAGGGGTGCAAAATGGACAGGGCAAAGGTAGACGTCTCAATCGAAGACCCGGTGAAAGCCACCCTCGACCTCATCGGACAAGACTTAGCTGTCGCCACCGCAAAGATAGGCGCCAGCTACGAGACCGAACCAACCAGTGCGCCTCTGACTGGAAGCGACTGCTCAATAACCAAGACGGGTGTGGAGGTAACTCGATTCAGCGACTTTAGCTTCGAGATAGTCAACAACCTAAAGCGTCAACCCGTGATAAGGTCTGCCAGCGCCCATCTGATCAAGAGCTTGCCCGAACGCCACGAATCACTGCAGGGTTCGGTTCGTGCCGACTTCGAGTCTAAGGCTGAGCTAGACGACGTTCTGGACGACACCGAGTTCACGCTCGTCTTCAACATAGGTGGAACGAGCTTCTCCTTCACGGGCTGCAAGTGGAAGTCCAGCAGACTAGTGACTAAGATCGAGGACACGGTGGCTCAGAATCTGGAGTGGGAGGCAAGAGGCTTAACCATAGCGTAAAAGGAGAGCACCAACAAACCATGAAAAGCGAGGTTGTTGAGGTTGACGGGCGATTCGGCTCGGAATACGCCGGACGATATGTGTTCAAGGAAATAACTTGGATGAAGAGAAGCCGCATCATCACGAAATATACTCGCTACCACCCAGTGACAGGGCAACTCGTCAGCAGCGACCTACCCGCCATACAGGCTGAGACTATCTGGGCGGCTCTGAAGGAACAGCCTCCTTCGCATCCGATAACGTTGGAGAAGCTACTCGACGAGGAGAACGGCGTTTCCATAGAGCTTGGCGAACTCTTCAGCAAGGTTGTCAATAGGCTTTGTGGCTTGACGCTGGAAGAGGCAAAAAACTCCTGAGGGCGATGAGGCGTGGCAAACCGCACCCGAGCCTTACACGGTTTCGACTCTGCAAAGAGATGGGTTGGACTCCGCGTCAGCTCGATCAGCAGCCAGCCAAGGATGTTGAGGCGTTCGTTGTCATCTTGAACGAGATGGACCGCCAGACAGAGGAGGAAATGGAGAAAGCCAAGCGAGGCACGCGTCATGTCGGTTGAAATGGAGACAGAAGTAGAAGGGTTGGAAGAGTTTCGGCAAAAGATGGAACGAGCAGACTCATCCCTTCAAGCAAGCGTTCACCAGAGACTCGACGAGTGGGCAAACTCCGTCAAAGAGATGGCTCAACAACTCACACCAGTCCGAACGGGCTACCTACGCTCAACAATCTACGCCCAAGTCGAAGACTGGACCGTGAAGATTGGAGCCCACGCCCCATACGCCGCCTACGTGGAACACGGCACGCGTTTCATGCGCGGTCGCCGATTTCTGTCACAATCGGTGGAGGCGCATGTTCCCCAGATTGAGAGTGTCATCGCTCTGGCTGTGGAAGAAGTCCTTAAGGAGGCGAGCATGTGAGTTTCCATGAGATTAGCATCCTGATTCGGGCTGTGAACCGTGCAAGCAGCGAGTTCGGACGTGTCAGCGCCGACGCTCAAAGCATGGCTGAAAGGGTGAGAACAGCTGGCACAGTCATCGCTGGGTTAGGTGCTACCAGCAGAGCAGTCGCCATTCTGGGGCATCAGTTCGGCTTGTTGTCGGCTGAGCAAGAGAGATGGCTGGCGAGCATGAGCTACGTGGTCACGGCGCTCGGCGTGTTCACACGGACCAGTTTAGGCGTGGCTGTGGCTCAGAAGGTCTACGCAGCAGCAACCGCCGTCGCAGCCAAGGTGACATGGGCTTTCAACGCCGCCCTAGCCATGAAGGTTGCCCTGTTGACTCTTGGCGTCGGCTTGGTTGTCGCAGCCGCCGCTTACATGGCTTGGCTTGCCAGTGCCACTCGAGACGCAGCCTCGGCTCAGCAGGAATACAATGACTCCCTGTCTCGTCAGAGCAGAATCGGTGGAAGGCGAGGGGAAGAGGCTGAGTACGAGCGCATCACTAGGCGCGGAGCCTTCCAGTAGCCGTCGCCTGTTGGTTGTGAACGGCGATGAGCCATGACTTTCCACAAAGCCGCCCTGTTCATCCTCTATCCGCTTAGGAAGTGGTATGTCGTGAGCCTGGGCTATCCTCAGTGCCGAGTCGAAATCTTTCGAGGGGTCAAGCACTTCGACGAGGTCTTCGCTTCGGGCTGGACCGTGAATCAGGGATCTCTGACCACGGACGGAAAAATCGGAACCCTCACAATAGAGGGTACATACGTTTACGCTTCCATGAATAAGAGTTGGGGCTTCAACACGTCTGCACATAGATACGCCGTCATCAAGTGCACAGACTTGACAGGCTCTTCTTGGAAGTTTGAGGCTAAGTTGGCTGGCGTTGTGAAGTCTTCCAAAACCTTCGCCGACACCGGAACAAAAACTGTTGACTTGCAGAACGACGGTGTAGCCTCTCCGCCCTACTTAGGCGACATTGACGAAGTGGTCTTAACCGTGAACGGGCTGGCTGGCAACGTCGTCAAGTTTGATTACTTGAAGATCTGCGAGAAAACTAGGCTGACGCCTTCCGACGACTTGGACGTGGCTGAGCTGAACGTTCACTTGGCTGTCACAGAAGAGGTTGGCTCAGTAAACTGTCTCCTCCAAAACTACGACGCGAAATACACAGATCAAATCTCTGTGGGCGACCTCATCGAGGTGGCGCTCTCACGAACAGGCGAAACCTTCCTGAAGGTGTTTAAGGGCAGAATAGACGCTGTTGCGAAGCGAGCCGAAGCCACACCGAGAGGTCAGCAGCACTACTTGCGCCTTCGTGGACGCGACCTGGGAGCCGAACTCTTCAGCCGCTTGGTCACGAAGAAGTACGAGAACAAGGAGGGTTCAGAAATAGTCAAAGACGTGCTGGGAAGTTACACACCCTTGACAAGTGTCGGCGTGGAGGCAACGAACAGCACATACGCTGAAGAGGAGTACGAGAACAAGCCCGCCTGGGAAATCGTCAAGTACATAGCCGAGACAGCCAAAGACCCAAACAACGTCTTAGGCTATGATTTCAAGTGCGAGGAAGGCGACGTCAAATTCTTTCCAAAAGGCAAGTATGCCAGCCCAGTTTCGTTAGAAGGCATCATAACTCTATGCGAGCACGAGACAGCCATCGAACGCGTGCGCAACAGAATCTTTGTTTACGGTGAAGCCTCCAAGCCTAATCCATTGGACAGGGATGCTTGGACTGAAAGCCTGACGCCTACAGATGGTGTCTGGAGTAGCGGAACGGGAAGTGGCAGCGTGTCTCTGGACGATGCTGAGAAGATTGTTGGCTCCTACTGCATCAAGCACTCCACGAACACCGCAGACTATTACGGGCGGGCAGTCTTCACGCTAAACAGTGGAAAGGAAGTGGACTGCGACCTCTACCCCAGCCTGACCTTTCAGATGAAGGAGGAATCAGCCTTCAACGGCGAAGCCACGGTCACTTTGGAAGACGACGCCGGCATGAGCGTTTTCCAAACATTCCGCATAAGCAACAACAAGAAGTGGCAACTCCAAACATTCATGGCTGGGCGGAAGAACAGCGACCAGTGGACCCACAGCCTCGGCAACTCGCAGCCATTCAACTGGCAAAAAGTGAAGAAGCTTCTCTTTGACGCACACTTCGCCACGACAGGAACAGGAGCCTTCTGGATTGACAACCTCTTCTTCGGGAAGCGTCGATGGAGCGCCACAGCCGAAGACTCAGTCAGCCAATCGAAGTACGGAGTGCGTGAACTCGCCATCGTAGACGAAACGTTGGTCTCAGACGACGCCTGCGCCAAACTGGCGGCGGCTGAGCTCGAATTTAGGAAGGACCCAGCTGAGTTTCTGCGTGTGACTGTGCTGGGTGACGCTCGCATAGTGGCTGGCGAAACAATAGGGGTTGTGAGTCCAAACGAGAACATCGACGCCGACTACCGCATTCAATCGGTTGACCACTACATGAACGACGAGGGCGAGTTTGAGACTTCTATGACACTCATTACTGAGCCTCCGCGCCTAGCAGAAATCCTCTCAGAAACACGCAGAGAAGTCGGCGTCCTAATGCGAGGCACAGCCTACGGCAAACTGGGAAGGTGAGAGAGAGCCTATGCCCATCAAGAAGCACAAGACTTGGGCGAGCTTCCTCCTCCCCTCAGACTGGAAGTGGGAGTTCGAGAAGGAGCTCCACCGCCTCGACCAGCAGAGAGTCAAGTCGAGACGAGGGTTCCGCATGTCGCTCTCGCTGCTCTTTACGATCGCGCTGATGGAAGGAATCCAGAAGGTCAGAGAGATGAACATGGAGGACGTGGAGAGATGGTGCCGAGAGCACGCAATCTAAACCATTGTGGACACTTTAAGTATTTATTATTCCCTCAACGCATTTACTAGGGGAAGCGGCGTGTCTGAGCTACATCTGCTCGAAGGCGAACGCTTGATTCTGGACGTCTCTCCCACGCCCAATTTTAAGAGGTATGTGGCGGTTAGGGCTGCCATCGCAGAGCTAATTATCTTGGCTATGTTCAACGTGATAGTCGCAATGACATTGTATGTTGTAACTGGCGGAGTACCGATTACCAAGGTGGGTATAGGTCCCATACTCGCAACCTATGCTCTCTCATACATTTTTCTCGCGGCAACAGCTATCGCCTTAACGTTGATTCTCACCAACCTGATGTTCAAGAAGTACCACTACTGGGTCACGGATAAGCGAGTGGTGTGGAGGCACGGGGTTATAGGCTACAGCATAACGAGCGTCCCTCTTGAGAGAATCTCCGACGTTGCCGTGAGCAGAACATTCTGGGAAAGGGTCTGCGGAGTGGGCGGCGTAATCATAAGGGAGATGACGGGAGAGCCAAGATATGGATACCCCTGGTAC